GTTTATGCGTTATAACCCACATCAGATCCTCTTTTTGTTGTTCCATTATTGCTAAATCATCTGTTGGATCACACACCATTCTAAAGATAAAATTAAAATCATTTGGCAGACCTTTTCCATTTGCTAATCCTAAATGACAAAATAACCTGGAGTATAATCCTTCTTGTTGAGCAGTCATTCCTGCACAACCAGATCTCCAGTCTGCATAATAAAAATCAATGTAAGGAAATTTTATCTCTTCACTCACAAGGCACTTCTTTTAAAATAATTAATGATCGTTTCTTGTAATTAGCTTTTGCTAGATATTGCTTTTGAACTAAAGCATCTACCAAGATATATGCTGCACTTGGAGTTTTATAACCAAGTCCTGCTTGTATATTTCTATAAGAAGGAGATTTATTATTTAATTTGAAATAATTTTGTATGTATTGCTGTGTTTTTAACTGTGGAACAGTAAGATTATCTAAAATGGTAACAGATTTATTGCATAAATTACAAGAAACAATCATAGAACTGTCAATTAATGCTGACAATTTGATTTGTAAAGTAAATTTGTTTAATTAAATTGACATTGTAAATAATTTCAACTAATTACCAATTAATGTTTATAATTGCATTAAATTACAAAGTAGGTATCATTTTATGAATAATCTAATGGTAAAGCAAAAAATATTTAAAAAGAAAACTGATCTTGGACAAGTTTGTTATGATCTAAATATTGGTGGTAGAGAACTTTCAAGATTATTAAATAAACATGGTTACGATATTTCACATACAACAGTTGCAAATCACTTAAATGGAGATGCAATTAAAGTACATGAATTAAAATGGTATCATCAAGTATTACAAACAGTCGATCATAATGTTACTCTTGGTTTGTTATGTGGCAATTCTGTGCCAAAATATCCTTTATTATGGGAGGAAACTAATGATGTTCCTTATTTAACTACAGTTAATTTAATAGAACAAAAACCAAAAGCTGTACTTATGTTTGGTCATGCTGAACAAAAACCTAATGTAAAATGTATTTTAAGTTGTTTATTAGGTAATCAATATTTGCACTTAAAATTTTTTAGCACAATTAATAATTTAGATTTTGATATTGGTTTTGCAGTTATAATAGCTCAAGATGATTTTGCTTATCACGAATTTATAACTGAAAATAATTTAAAAAAACAATGTGTCAAAACACTTAATCATGTAACAGGTGAAACAAATAATCGTAATTATAAGAAGATATACCCAACAATATCAATGAATTTTCGTTCTACAGACTTTGAAATTACAGATATATAATAATTTAGTTTACATTGTAAACTTTTGTTGACACTTTCCAAAACTTTCATTAAATAACCTAATATTACATAAGTTGCTCCTTATGTGATGAATAATAACTGGCTAGGTGGCATTTGGTTGAGCAAGTGCCACCATTACACCAGAGAAAAGGTTGTTGTATGTTTAACCCTTTCAAAATTATTTATAAACTGTTGTTGAGGAAACCGACAACTGTTTTAAAAAAAGTTCAACCTCATACTTATACGAGGTTACAATCTAAATTGCTTACAGTTCACATGAAGTCTGTTGAGGACAAATGTTAAGGGGTAAACAATTTTGGTATGGAATTGCTTTTGTGACATTGTGGGCAATTATCATGCTGTACTGTTTTTATGAAATTATCATGGAGATCCCTCTCCCTGTTTAATTTTATAAAAAAAATGCTTGGTGTGGATTTTTATTTTCCTCCTTTCGTTTTAAATAAATCTGCACCTTGCATAATCTACAAGAACAATAAAAAATTTTTAAAAGTCAGTTGGGAAGCTGATGAACACTTAATAGAAATAAATGCCAACAGGTAAATACGAATTAAAAGGAAAAAAACTACCTACTACAACACAAGTAATAGGAAGATTTAAAAATGCTACCGGATTAATTATTTGGTCTAACCAATTAGGTTTACAAGGATTAAATTATTTTGATGAATTAAAAAAAGCAGGAAATACTGGAACTGCCTTACATGATTTAGCTGAACTTTATATATTAAAAAAATATTATGAATTACCAGATGATCCTATTGCTATTCATTGCTTTCAACAATTTGTTGAGTGGTGGGATAGTATTGATTGTGAAGTTATTTGGACTGAGAAAAAATATACAAGTAAGAAATTAAATATTGGTGGCTGTCCAGATTTACTTATAAAAAAAGATGGTAAATATATTTTGGTAGATCTGAAAACTTCTAAAGCTGTCTATTCCGATATGCTTATTCAACTGTCTTGCTATGCAGAATTAATAAAAGAAAATGATGGCATAGAAATAGATAGAGCAGTCATAGTACGATTTCCAAAAGATGATGATGAAACTGAAATAAAGAAATTTTTTAAAGATGATCTTGCTGTTGGTCTTAAGCAATTTAAACTTCTTAGAAAAGCATTTGATTTAGATAAAGACCTTAACAAAATATTAAAAGGGAAAAAATAATGGGCGATGAATTTCCAGAACAAGTCATTGAACAAGTAATTAATCCTATGCCTAAGAGTATAGCCACAGCAATCAATGACATAATGCTTAAATTACAAAAGTCATTAGAACATGATGCTAAAAATGATTATCAAAATTATACTTACACAAGTATTGATGGTTTTTTAAAACAAGTACATCCTGTTTGTGCTGAAGCAGGTTTGGTTATTGTACCACATGAACAATCAATTGAGATTAGTCCATCTGGAAAAAATTTAACAGTTGTTTATCAATATATCTTAGTTCACAAAGACGGAGATACTTGGGATTTTCCAACAACTAAACATATTGTCGTACCATTTGGTAATGGTACAGCAATGGGTACTGCCCAGTCTTATGCACTAAAACAATTTATGCGATCTCTGTTCCAATTAAGCACAGGAGAGCAAGATGATTTAGATGCTTTAGAACAACCAAAAAATAGCCAGAAGAAAAAGAAACTAGGAGATGTATGACCGAAGAAAAAAAATTAGTTGAAGGACTATATCCTAAAGAAGGCAAAGTTGATTTTGTTAAATGTCAGCTATCAATAAAGAAAGATCAATTTACTAATTGGTACAAAAAGAAATTAGAAAACAAAGATGATGAGTGGATTAACATTGATGTTTTAGTTTCTAAACAAGGCAAGTGGTACTGTGTTGAAAATAATTTTAAACCTAAGAGTAATGCAGCAGTAGAAGGTAATGATGCAGAGGATATTCCTTTTTAATGTTTGAACAATTTACAAAAGAAGAGGTTAGGATTTTAAAAAAGATTTGTGAAAATCCTATTTTTAAAGAGTCTCAACCTCTTCATGTAAAAAAAATATCAAGCATGAAAAAATTAAAATTTTTAGTTTGTGAAAAATATGGAATAGAAATCAAAAATCTTGAAGGAATTAACAAAAGTGCAGAGTACGTTAAAGCTAGAAAAGAATATATTAGTATTGCTTATAAAGTTCTTGGTAAATCTGTTTATCAAATAGCTGATTCTATTAATAAAACTCATGCTAACGTATTGCATCATTTGGGAAAAGTTACCCCAGAAACAAATGAAACTATTAACAAAATGATTAACAAAAATGATTGAGATTGTTTTAGATATTTTGCAATTAGCAGTATTAATTTTTATTGCCATTATGATTTGGGGCATTGGAGACAAATTATATAAATGAAAAAGCATATAAAAATATTTGATGATTTCTGGTTGCCAGAATTAACAATAGCACAAACTTTTCAATGTGCTGTTTGTAATAGTTGGGAAGGCACAGATATTCATCATTTATCTTCTCGTGGAATGTCTGGAAGTAAATGCAAAGACTATATTGAAAATCTTATTTGTTTATGTCGTAGCTGCCATAACAAATGCCACAAAGATAAAGAGTTTAATACAAAAGCCAGGATAATTAATTTGCGAAACATTGCCGACAAATTGGAAAGTGAAGTGGATGGATAATAGTTTTAATAAATACGATCCTCATGCAATTGCTGAAACAAAAATGAAAGCAATTGTTAGTTACAGAGAAGCTAAAAGAATATTTAATCAACTTACTAGAATTAAAGATGAAAAAGAAAAAGCAAGATATTTACATTATCGTTTTTTATCTAATGAAAAACATAGTGTTGAAGATGCAAAAGCAAAAGCAAGAATAGATCCAGAAGTAACAGAAGTTAATAGTAAATTAGAACAAGCTGAGAAACTAATGGATGAAATGTTTGCACAGCTTGATCGTATTACAACAAAAATAGAACTTATGGCAGATGCCAATGCAACAGCTAGAGCAGAAATGAAATTAGGTGGATTACAACCATGATAGTTAAATTATCAAAAAAAGAAATGTCAGAAATTAATCAGTTTGCAAGTTTACGTTGGCAATTGTCGAGAGCAGCAGGTGTTGTAAATCAACGTAGAGACAACAAAAGAACTGATGATGATGTAGACAAACTTGGTTACAAAGGAGAATTTGTTGTAGCAAAAATATTTAACTTACCATTTAATCCTGGAGTAGCAGGAATAGATGATGGTTATGATTTATGGATAAATGATTTATCTGTTGATGTTAAAACAACATTTTATCCTAGTGGTGTATTGTTATTTAAAAGTATTCAGTCATTTAAAGCTGATGTAAGTATTCTTGTTACTGCAACTAAAGATGAAAATACTTTTAACGTAGTCGGTTTTATTCCTAAAAAAGAGTTTGAAAAAAAATCTAAAGTTTTTAATGGCAATGGTATGGCTGTTCATCAAGAATATTTATACCCAATTGAAAGACTTTGGAAATATACTAAGCAAAAGGAACTATTAAATGTCTAAAAATATAATTAATATTGTGCAATTAGATCAAGGTGGAACTAATCCTAAGTCTGAATTGTTTGAGCAACCATTGTGGGAGTTGCACTTTGAAGATGAAGATAAACGTATTCTTGGCAAAGCTAAGATGG